AGGTTTCATAGTAGTCAATTAATCGTACTTCAGTTCCTACTCGTTGTGCAAACCATATTGCGGTTGAATCACCGATACCTAAATCCCACCACGTTTCTACATCTATGTTTTTATCGTAATCAATATCAACAATACGGTTTTCTTTTTCTGCTTTTTGGATTTGTTTACCATAGTAAGCTCCTGATACAGCAGCTTGAAAACTACACTCAAATTCTTGCTCGTACTGATCTTCTGGCATAGTCAATCGAGCTTCTTCTAATTCTTCTTTGCCAATAATATCTGTTTCAGAGGCTCTGTATAAGACTGCTTTCCAGTCTCCACCTCTACGTTTTGCAAGATCGTAAACATCCCAAAACTGGTTATGACCCATTGGAGTACCAATAAAGATCACATACCCAAGTTTATCTGATACAGCAGGTCTTACAACCTCTGTCCATGTTCTAGGAGACATAAGGGCAAATTCATCCAAACATACTCCATCAAATCCTAATCCACGAAGGGCATCAGGATTGTCTGAACCAAAGATTTGAATCCTTGATCCGTTCCATAAGTCTATTTTAAGCTCTGTTTCGTGACGTGAGCCACCTAATTTCATTAAAGGTTGAGTGTATTCTTTTAAGTAGTCAAATGCTACGTTCTTTCCTTGACGATACGTAGGTGCTATGTAGGCCAAACGTCTATTTGGCTTACTTAATGCTGTTTTAATTAAATGATTAATTGCAAATACAGTCTTTCCAAACCTACGGTGACAACAAATTACATTAAATCTTTTTAATTGATGGTGTAATTCTTTTTGTAGGGGTCTTGGTTTGTATGGTATTTCAATTTTCAATTTATTCTTTCCACTTAACTTCGATTTCTACAGGCTCTCCCTCTTCACCTTTAATTTTTTGATCCACAGAAGCTAATCTAGGATGTACAAATGGTGCAGCTTTTTCAGCAGCCCACATTTTTTTCTCTGGTGATGTAGCTTTATTGTTAAGTATATTTAACATATATTCTAAAGGTGTTTTTGTACCTTTACCTAACATCTTTTCCAGACGTTCATGCTTAGTTCCTGCGGTGACACCTCTTGGTCTACCTGCTCCTGTTCTTTTGCCTCCATGAGCCATTAAAATATAGATCCCACCACAACAAATACTACAATAACAGCAATTGCTGCCTTTATGTAGTCTTTTTTAGTCCAAGATTGATAATCTTTGACCCATTGTATTAATGCGTTAATTTTTTCCATAGTATTTCTCCTTTACCAAGCTTTACAGCTCCAGTATTTTGCAGTTAATTTACTTATTTTGCCTTTATCACATCCATGTCTAGCACGAAATGACTTACGTCTAGCAGGTACGTTTTTTTTAATAGACATTTTAGGGTCTCCAAAACGTACAAGACGTATTTTTGATCCTTCTTTAGCCAACACAGCTGACTTTTTTGACTTACCAGGTGTTCTTTTTGGTTTATTGTAACCACTAAATCGTTCACCACGATATGTAATAGCCATTAGGCTAATAATCCCTTAGTTTTTTTCTTTTTCTTTTTAAGTTTTTTAAAATCTGCACCTGTAATTTTATTACGAGGTTTAGCAATACGTGCTAATGCTTTTTGTTTTTTACTTAATTTTCTAGGCATTTTTTTTCCTTTTAGTAAAAGTTCTAACATTAGTTGGTTTACCACCAACGCCTTGTGCTTTTGATCGTTTGCGTGATACAGCAGATTTAATCTGAGATGCAGTCATGCTACGTGCTTTTGATCTTGGCACACATTTTGGGTATTTACGTTTTGATTTTTTAGCTGATTTACGACCACACGCTTGAAACTTACCATCTTTTTTTTTGGCTCCAATGTCAACCCAATCACCTTTTGACCCTTTGCCAAACCACGCTGTTAATCCGCCAGTTGGTTTAGCCATTATGCTGATCTATAACCGCCACCACGTTTTTTATAAGTTTTTACAAGCCATGCGTTCGCATAAGCTGAAGGATAAACTTTAAATTTACGTTTAGCTTCTGATTTAACTCTTGAGTATAATGTTTTATTAGTTGGTATTGCTTTTTTTGCCATTAGTTTATAAATTTCTTATTTTGTTTTTGTAAATCCATATTTGATTTTTGTTCAGCATTATATCGTTTTATGAACTCATTATACTGTGGATGTTGAGCTGCTGCTTCCTTATTATGAATGTACACGTTTTTTAAACCTTTATATTCAAAATCACTCATTTATTTATTTTTTTTGTTATTTTTTTTCTTATTCTTTTTCTTTGCACGTTTTTTCATTCCTCTTGCCATATAACCTCCTGTATGATTGTCTAAGTTTTACGGTGTCAGTGTAATATTCCTGACTCCAATTGTTATAATATCCAATCTTATCTAGATGAGCTGATGCTTCTTCTAGTTCTTTAAATGGCTGGATAAGTACCATAAAGAATTCGTTGTCTGGCTCCCAATCACCATCCATAAATGGTTCATTGTCATCTTCTGGATATGATGCCATAAGATATACATCCAAAGGTACATAAACGTGATTCAGAGCATGAATATAATCATTTAAACTATCTGGTGTAATGTCCATATCAGGACAAGCCAGAATAATAAGTTTGAGGTTTGTTAAATTAAAACCCCCTGCTTCGTTACAAACCTGTTGTAAAAAGTTATCAGCTTTATCCACAACAACTATTTTGACTTGGTTTTTTAAACGAGCTTGTTTTGCATAAGGGCAAATAGGAAACGGATCACCGTTCTTTTCTACGTGATCTACCGCCCATGATATAATATCTTCTTTAATTGTCCTCATAAGGAAACATATTAAGGTTTCCAGCAACGGTTCGTCTTTCTCCGTCACCCTCAAATGGGTACACACAATGTTGACACCATGATGGGAACATAATTAGTTTTCCCACTTCAGGTTTAACTGTCTTTGAGAATGGAGGTCTTAATTCCTCCAAACCCCTTATTCCAGTCTGTCCATAATGAAACTGTAAAAATCCGTCTGCAACACCACTCGAATTGTAAAGATCTGATGATCTATAACCCTCTTTATTAGCTATTTGTGGTGGTATCTTAGTCCAAGTCGTAAATGACAACCCCATAATCGTATCGACACCATGATCGTGTAATGGGTTATAGTCTCTCTCGTATGAGTGTACTGACCATAAACTATGTACGTGTGGTATTCTTTTTAGCGGTTCTACGCCAATTGTCTTGCAGAATTGAGTTAAATACTGCTGTGACATATTTGCAACAATCTTAACAAATGGTTCAATGAGTTTATCCTCACTGTCAATTTTCAATTGTTCGCCATGGGATATCTGTCCAACGAGCTTATCTGCAAATGTCTCTGCACCCTTATTGTGTCGTGCATCTAGGTATGTGTTCAGATCCTTAACCGCCCTATCTGGCAGCTGGGTCTCTAAGAATAACACCGCTGGTGATGCACTGAATTTAAGTTGTAGTTCCATAGATTATGCTTACGCTATAATTAAATATATGTCAATATGCCCTTTAAACGCATTTTAAGGTACCATACGACTTGATTAACCTATTTTGGTACCCCCAGGGTATCTAGGAATAGATTATGTCTATATAAGCAGCTTTATGAGCTTTTAATTACAAACCCCCCTCATTGGATAATGCTGATTGGTATCTGGTTACAAGGGTCATATCACGATCACAACCCCCCAGTAATAATTTGATGGGGTCACTTCGTCAAAACCCCGTCATTGTTGTAATTATGTCACAGTTATCTTATTCGTATAATACACATTATGTTAAATGAGCTATGACCTGTTGCATTTATACCACACCAATGAGATGAATTAACCCATTATGGGTCATGTATAATATGATTTAGTACTTTTTATAATATGAACACAAATTACAGTAATTCAATGATATTAGATTAATATTAAATAATAGTCGTTGTATTGTCTCACTCTATTAGTAATGGTTATATCGTTATATATGAGAAGAAGAGAAGAGAAGGTTTGCAATATGATTAATTCTTGAATGTTCTGGCGGAAAATATCAACTCTTGAGCCGATAAACAACCAAACCTGGAACATAACAAGAACAAAGCTGCATATATAATAATAATTATTAGATAAGTAATAAATTACTTTACATATATATATAAATAATATTAAGTTTGTTTATTAACTAAACATAAGGAGTAAGTAACAATGAATAAAAAACAATTAAACAGATTAAAAGAATTAGATTTAAAAGCTAAGTCTTGTAAACCTTTTACTAGTGAAGAAATAAATGAAAGACATGAACTAGAGTTTTTAAGAAATAAACAAAATATAAATTTTAGATTGCCTACGGATGAGAAATACTATTATGCGTGGCATTGTTATATATTTGAAGAAAACATTAAAAAGTTTGGTCATTACAATACACCAATGGATGAAATTAAAACCAAAGGCGTATCATTTAATAAACATTCAATCAATATTGGCGGACAATATGGAAG